ATTAGTTTATCAAGAATTAGCAAGACTTTTGAATGATATAAATAAATTGACAGATAAGGAGATATTAGACTTAATAAATAAATCACAGGAATTTAGAAATGACACAATATCTACGCTACAAAGAATTAACAAACTTATTAAATAAGAAAATAAAGCCTCGTGTTGAGACCACAAGGCTTTGACATAGATACCAAAATACAAAGATTATGATACCAATTCATAGATATTTTATCAATAATCTTTGGAATTTTCAAGGTTATTTTTATATAAATTTCAAGGAGGAAACATGAGTATAGAATACAGAGGAGAAAACAAATGGAGATTTAGGGTTACTAAAAACGGAAAAAAACACGAGACACCATATTACAGCACTAAAATTCCTAAAATGAAAGATGGAAAAGCAGAAATATTAAAAGAAGTAAAAGAAGCACATGATGAATTTAAGGTTGATGTGCAACGAAATAAAATACTTTCTGCTGAAAAAATGAAACTAAACGATTTATATGAATTGGTTGTTGAAAAGTATTATGATACTAAATTTATTAGTGTTGCGTCCGCAGACCTATATAAAATAATGTATAAGAACCATATCAAACCAATATATGAATATTACAAACTTACAGAAATTAAAAAAATTGATATACAGACACTTGTTAATAAAAAAACAGACAAATATGCACCAGCTACAGTACATCAAATATACAACTCTATAAATATTTTATTTTCTAAGGCAGTGGAATGGGATATTCTTGAAAATAATCCATGTTCTAAAGTAAGGTTGCCGGAACTAGAGAAAAACAATTATGAAGAATTGTTAAGCAAAGAAGAAATCGCTAAATTATTATACCTGTATGATAATGAACCAGATACCTATCACAAACTGGCTTTTAATCTAGCTTTTGGTTGTGGTTTGCGAATGGGCGAAATATTAGGACTTAAAGTAGAAGATATTGACTTTAAAAACAATTCTATAGCGATAAATAAACAAATTGGAAAAGTCAAAGATAAAAACGGAAAAACTATTAGAGGAGAAAAACCTCCTAAAACAAAAAATTCAATTAGAAAAGTATATGCTCCAGACTTTGTACTAAAAGTAGCAAAAGAACATATAAAACAACTTTCGCCAATGCCTATTACAGGTAATTTATTTTATAGAAACGAGAGCATTATGTCTGAAATTTCAATAAGAAGATTTTATAAAAATGTATTATATGAAAATGGAATAAAGCCTATACAATTTCATGATTTAAGGCATTTAAAGGCTGTATTAATGCTAGGAAGTGGTGCAAGTGTTGTTACGGTAGCAAGGACATTAGGGGATACTATTGATATAATTATGAAAACTTATGCGCATACAATTGATGAAGAGGAAATAAAAGCAGCAAAAGAGTATGAACATTACGTAAAAGAAACTAGAAAAAAAATGCCCTAAATTTGCCCTAAAAATATGATTAGCTAGTATAACTATTGAATATTAGATAATAAAATTACATTGTAATGTTAAGATTGTGTTAATTTGTTTCCATATTTTATGAAGTGTATTTTAATGTTATGTTAGAATTTGAATAGGTTTAGTTTATTATTTCCAATACAATACTATTTATTAATGTAATGTTGGACTATATTTTGCCCTATAGTTGCCAAAAGTGATAAAATTATTTGCCCTAAAATTTTAATTAATTTATATTGAAATTTAAACAGTTAGGCTAGCATTATAACTAGCCTAACTGTTTTCTATTTTCCTTTATATATTGGTAAACTTGCATTAAAAGGGTTGTTTTTACTTTTTTCATATCTTTGAGCAAACAAGAAAGATTTTTGTTTGTTATTAAAATTAGTATTGTCTAAAGCTTTTATCAAGTCCGCTTGCTTGTAGTTATCAATTAATGAGGCTTTATAAATCAAATAATCTGATGACTTTATTCCTTTTTGTTCTGCTTCATATATCTTTTTATTCTCGCCATCTAATTTATAATTTGATACTTTTGATTTAGCTACAGCATTAGCATAATCATAGGCATTTTTAACAACCTTTACTTTGTCGCTATCTGCCAATGACCTAAATGATTGATTATTTATAACGTTGTCAATCATTTGATATGATAAATTACCTTTTATTTTCTTATATTCGTTATACTCTTTAGCTGTTAAATCTTTGGTTATTCCATCATATTTAATGTACTTTTGCGCTTTTGATGGCAATACATTTTCGCCAGTCTTATCATACAAATTTTGAAGGCCTTCATCAACTTTTGTAGTATTTATATTTTCTAAATATCCAGGAGATATAAAGTTTTCAAATGCACTCATAGCATAATCGCCTATAGATTCTTTCTTTTCTTCTCTACCCCAATTATCTAATCTTGGTTGCAATTTCTGATTGAAATAAGGCAATTTAGCTTGTGCATTTTGTAATGTTCTTTGAATAGGTGCTGGTAACTGACTATTTTTATCCGTATACGTCGTACGTCTTGTATTATCAATCGTCCTTGCAATCTGCCCAAACAAAGTCGGCATAGCTTGACCTATATAACTGCTTGCAGAGTTAAAAATAATATCTGGTATAGGTTGTTGTGAATACCCTGCCGTCCTTATTGTATTACTTATACCTTGCATCATTGAAAGCTCAAATACAGGCTCCGTAATCTTCGCAAGACTATTAAGAACATCAGGAATGCTAGGCGGTCCATTTTTAAATGAATTATAAAATTCAACTCCAACAAAAAACGGTAATACGGTCGGAGCTCCCCAATCTATTGTGTAAGTTTTGTTACCTATTTTCAAGGCATAGTTCTGCATGCCTTGCATGTCATCAAACGCTTGCTGTTTTTTATCTTCATCTCTACCGCCAGTTATTAATCCTAAACTTGCTAACCAAGACCCCAATGCGACTAACCCTAACCCTGTAACACCGCTTGATATTTTGTCTATGGCTTCAGAAGCTGAAATATTGCCATTTTTAACATCTATAAAAGATGATTTTACACCATCTATTAAGCCTATAGGGGAGTATTCAATGCCTCTTTTTATTACATTTATAGGTGTTTTGGTAAAAGGAATTACTCCTTCACCTATTAATTTAGTGCCTTTATCGGTACTTTTCCAATTATTTATAGCTGTAGCAATCGCGCTTGCATCTCTATATGTTGCCTTTTGCGCTTCTTTGGTTGCATAATCTCTAATGCTATTAAGAACTTGTTGAGATTCTTTTGTACCACTATTTAGATAGTCAACAGTCACTCCTTTAGCTTTTACAGCCTGTGCAAATGAATTTATATATGCGCTTTTAAGGAATAATCTATCCTCGTTTTCTAACATATCAAAATTAAACTTACGAAGATTTTCGAGCCAACCCATATTAAAAACAGTTTTCATATTTTCTATTTGGCTGCCTATTGAATATTTACCCTCGCCAGTTATTACCCCTTTAAATTCGTTAAAATCACTCTCAGCATAATTTTTTAAAGACTTATCTTTTGGCGTTAATATTGCCTTAGTTCTATCTAAGCTATTTCTCAAAGTAGCTTGTTCTATTCCTGCGCCGATAATATTTTTAATGCTTCTAACTGGAGTGAAAACGGCATTACCTACTATATTTCTAATGTGCGTACGCGGATTTCCTAACATACTTAAATATCTCCATGCATTCCATTTATCAACCCACGTGCTAGGCAATTGATCCGCTATTTCTTGTTTAGCTTTTTCAATAGCTTCTTCAAGTTGAGTTTCATTTTCTGCAAGTAAGATTTCCTCAACACTATTTTCTGATAACTTAGAATCAATATCATATTTTTGATTAATTCTTTTTATTTGACCGTTTAGAACTTTCAACTGTCCCTCTGGTGTAAGTTTTTTTAATATTCTTATTGCTTGGACAGCTTTACCTAAATCAGTGCCAAGTTGCGCTACGTCTAAAATTAAATCATATGCCGTCTGTGTATCGCCCTTTTCTTTTGCCAACTGAATAAGTCTCTCACCCATTGCAATATCATCATGCGTTATTTTTTCACCGTTTAGCACTTTTGCTTTAAAATATTTTAAACTTTCATCATAACCCTGTGTTTTTAATGTATTGTTGGTTCTCTCGATGGTGCTTTTGTTCGAGGACACTTCATAGTTAAAATCGCCTTTTAATATTTTTTCTTCCATTGTAGGGAGCATATTATCATCTACTGCATTTTTACTCTCCATTGCAGTACGTGTAAATTGTCTTATTTTTGTTTTGCCGTCTATAGACTTAGGTACATCAATTATTCTATCTGGTTTTTCTCCTGGTTCTATAGCTCCATATCTATTTAACATGTTTTCATATGTGTCTGGATTATATTTATCTGCTCCTAAATCTTTATATTGTTCATTAGGCTCTAAATTCGTTTTTAAAGGCTCTTTTATTTCTGTTTGACTTATTACATTGCCGTTATTTATTTCAACGCTATTTAGGTTAGTTTTAGGCACGAAATTTTGTTCGATTTCATTCAGCGCAGTAGACTTATTCATATTTGGTAATGATGGAGTTTTATTTAAGTTCGGCAATGACGGTGATTTATTTTCAACAGGATTATAATCTGGCAACGACGATTTTTTATTAAATAGAGCTTTACCGCCACCAAACAAACCACCAACACCGCCACCTATCATCATACTATATACTTGTTCCTTTACGTCTCTTGGCGTGTTTTCATCTAATACCAAATTTTGATATATTCTTTGCACATCATATTCAAGACCTTCCTCTAATGCTTCGCCTGCTGCATTTTTTAATATTTTACCTAGAACACTATTGCTTGCTTTAGAAAGATAATTTGCAACATTTTTTGGTACTATGGATAGCAATTTTTTCCCTGCTGTACTTGCTAATGCTTTACTTGCTCCACTTGCTCCTATTCCTGTTATGCTTTCAATTCCGCCACTTATTAATCCACTACCCAAAGCGTGTAGTCCCGCTTTGTTTTTGTCTATTCCTTTCAGCATATCGTTTTGGAATGTATCTGTATAAGTAGTCAGTCCTATTGTAAATGGCAAAGGAACGCCGGCAACTAACGAAGGAATCGCTTTTACGGCCATGTCGCCACCAGCTAAAGCAATATCAGTTATTACATTTTCGACATTATTATTACCTGCCTTTAATCTTTCTGTACTTGCCTGCTCTTGTTTTGCTATGGAATCTGTTATACTAGATATAGGCATGATATTTCCGTATTTATTCATAATATTCTCTGCATATTTTGGAGTTTGAATATTTGTACCTAATTTATCATTTATCATTTTGTTTGTGCTTTCAACGCGTTTTGCATTATCTACATCATTTTGGTGATACAGTACATTATATGCAGCAACATCACCTAACTTCATTAATGTTTTACTGGCTTTATAACCTAGGTTGTTTACATACTCTATAGCTTTCATAGGGAGCGATTGTTTTTTAGGAGCTGGCATTTCGGCCAACTCCATTTCTTTTCTTATCTTGCTTAAACTTATAGGGGTAGCATTTGTTTTAATCTGTATTTGCGGTTCTTTTTCAATTTTAGCTCTATACTCTTTTAGACTTATTGCCATGTAAATCCTCCTTAATCGGATAAATCCACTCCATAGTTTCTACCATATGCAATTATATCCGCCATGCCTTTTCCTCTGTTTTGCATTTCCAAGGCGTTTTTTATTACTTCATCTGAATTTTTAGGGTTAGGGAAAGGTAATGTTGTATCAAGTCCAAGCAATCTATTGACAATTTCATTGTTAAACGGGTTTGCTTCTTTTAACGTTGTATTTGGCGTAAATTCATAGTTAGTTTTAGGGAAAACAGTGTCTACTGGTAATCCGCCATAGCTTTCAATTATGTCTATTACGGTTTGGCTCCTATCTCCGCCCTTATAAGCATTCAGAGCATTGTCATATTGAGTTTTATTATAAGTCTTAGGCTTTGTTGTTGTGCCTGTATTGTTGGCAGCCTTTAAAGCATTGTTATAAGCTTGTTGTTTTAATTGATTTTGCCACTCTTGATTATATCTATCGTCATTGATTTTATCCCTATCTATGTTATAGTTCCATTCTTGATTGTATCTGTTATCAGTAACTTGGTCTCTGCCAACATTATAATTCCATTGCTGATTGTATCTATTGTCTGCAACCGAATCACGACCTACTTGATAATTATATGCCCTATCTGCATTCATCTGTGCAACTTGCCTGTCTAAGTTAGAACCTAATAAATCAACTAATCTTAAACCATATTCACTTGCGTTGTTAGCAATGTTTAAATCTCCTGTTGTTTTTAGATTAGATATATCTGTTTCAATTTGATTTAATGCATTATTTCCTGCTAGTCTTGTATCGTTTAACACATTCTCATATGCTGCTCTTTTGTCTAGCATAGAGGATTCTGTTAATCCTCCGGTTAAACCTTGTGACTTCATTTGTTGTGTTAAGTTTCTATTACCTAATTGGTCGTTAATATATGCTTGGTTTAATGCCGCATCTGTTTTCTGATTTATTCCTGCTCTCTGTGCGTTTAGAGTATTTACACCTCTTTCCACAGCTAATCGTTGAGCTTCTTCTGCTTGTCTTTGTGCTTCTTGCATAGCTTTTAATTGTTGGTCGTACATTTGCTGATAAATGTTACTTGTATTGTTTGAACTGCCATAATATGAATTTGGTAAATCGTTATAATAACTACCACTTGATACATTTACGTTATCAGGAAGCTTTCCATTGTATGCTTCGCTCGTATATCCATTAGTTGTTGCGCCGTTTATTTGCCAACTTTGATTACTTCCGTCTGGGGTTATAACTGTTCCAACTGGTAGTCCAGTTTCTTGTGTCTTTCCGTTTACAATAGTCACTCTTTCATAACCAACTCCAGGAATATAAGCCATTGCGTTTTTGCCATCTGCTTTTTGTTGAGAATATGTCACTGTGTTTCCTGTATTACCTACTTGTCTTTGGACTTCATCACCATAAGTTTTATTCGCCCATGCTTCGTTTTTATAAGCATTAGTGTTTGTACTGGCTTTATAACTTCCGTCTAAATTATTTGTATATCCGCTGCCCTCTCTAATTGACTTCGCACCAGCTGCAGCATTATCCATTGCCGTTTTATTTCCGCTTGCTTTTGCCTGTTCCCATGCATTTGTATACGCATTAATTCTGTCTTGGTCTTCCTTGCTTAATCGTTTTTTATCTTCGGCCGTTAATGCCATATAATCACCCCTTTATGTAGGTTGCTATTTTAATTATTAGAGTGTTTAAGTTTTTTACTACATCGCAAGCTTTAAGCCAATAATCTGGTGTGTTTATTGTTCCTTTATTGACTAACAATTGTATAGCTTCTTGTATTGTTAATTCTTTCTTTTCCAATCTCTTTTTTACCTCATTTCTAAATATATCCATGTCTTTTCCGTGCAGAGGAAACCAATGCATAACATCAGCATGATTGCTCGCAATGCCTTTTTTATAAGCCTCTGAATGGCAAATAATGTCCTTTTCTGTAAGGTTAAATTCTTTACAAAGCATTACACATAATTCAATAGAATTTTCCCAAATAGCATTAAAAAAAGACTTATCTTTTAAGTCTTTAGGCTCGCATATTTCAAAACTTATATGAGTATTATTTGCGCTACCTCCCGCGTGCCAACCTCTATGATTCCATGGAAGATATTGCATTGTGACTTTATCATCTAAAAAAGCATGAACGCAGGCTTGGCGGTTTATCTCTCCTTTAGCAAATGACTTATTCCATCTATCAAACCAATCAAGAGCCATTACTCCTGGAGTGGCTGTTGAATGCACCATAATTCCCTTTGGAATTATCTTTTGACCTGTATTGTAACAATCATTTCTAGTCATAAACTTTTGAATTACTTGCATTATTCTCCCTCTTTTCTTCTAGTAAAGAAATAAGTAAAAACCGCCGATACGGCCATGATAAAAGTTTCATTATCTAATATTTTCAAATATGTAAATACCACTAGAGCAACTGTTAAAATTAAAGTGATTATTGATTTTAAATCTATTAATTTAGTAATCTTATCTTTCATATTTTACCTCCTATATTGCTTCTAATTTCTTTTACATTCTCTCTTATCTCATCAACTATATTGAATTTTTTCGTTAATTCTTCTAACAAGTTTTGATACCTTGTTTCTCTTTCGCCTGTTGTTTTAAGTGTATAAATCAATAGCGCAACAAATAATCCATACCCTAAGCCTTGCGATATAGCAACTTTTAATAGTTCGTCCATAATTCAATCCCCTTTTTAAAGAATAAAGGGGCATTTCTGCCCCATCCTAAAAATCTAGTCCTTTTTTCTTTCTCAATTCTTTTGCTTGTTTGTCTATTTCTGTAATGTCTTTTTCTATTTCTGAATAATCTAAATTTTCCATGCCGTCAAAGTTATAACGCAATTCGTTAGGCTCTGCATATGGATTTATAATTTTTAATTCTTCGTCAGTGTATTTTCTATTTCTTACATGTTGTAAGAGCATATCCTCCGCTATTCCCATATCAACCTCTTTTTCTATTGCCATTAATCTTATAAAGTCGCTGTATTTCTTTGAAAATTCCTTTTTATTCATTGTATTGCCTCCTATTTTTATAAAATTAAAAAAGAGCCTTTAAGCTCTTAGATTTGATTAATATAAAATGTCTGTTTAATGTTTATAATACGGACATTATAATATTGTATTTTCTGTTACTGTTGGATTTGTACCCCATATAGCCAAAATACTATCTTGTACATTTTGTGACAACTCTACTAATTCTAATCTTCCACTTTCTGTGTTACCGTATCCTTTACTGTGATTTTGTCCTAACTGTGTGCTCGTATTGTTTTCATCTACATAAAACTTTTGAAATACAACATCTACATAATTATCAGTTAATGTTTGTATGATTATTTTTTCTTGTATCATTTTATACCTCCTAAGCTATTTCATAAGCTCCACTAATACAGAATAGCACTTCTTGTCCGTTTATATCTGTTGTCGAGAGTCCTGTTTTATCTGTATTGTGTATTTGTAATAAAAGCATAGTGCTAACATTTGATGCAAATGATACTAAATATTTAGCACTATCTGTTACCTTTTGAGCAGAACCAATTTGTGCTACAAATACTTCTTTTGGAGTTTTAGGTAATCCAGCTAAACAAACAACTCCTGTTGCATCTGTTAATGTTCCTCTACACCAACAAGTAAAGTTTACTAATTTATTATTTCTAGTATAAGTACCCTTATTTGCTGAATTAGCTGTAAACGTACCAGCAGTAGCGCTACCTCTCAAACTAGGTGTCCATGTACCAACTTCAAATAAATTATCTATTTTATCTGTTGTGGGTATTTCACTCCAAGTATCCCAAATATTATCATATTTAATTCTAAACAGCATTTTCTTTCTGCCTACTTCGGTACTACTCCAAGTTGATTTAGCAACTTGTGTTATTCCGTTCGTTTTGTGCTTTGTAACATCAATAGTCCAAGTTGCATTAATTCCGTTAATAGTTCCACTATAGCTATATTTCCCGTTTACTAGAACATCTAAGTCTGTAATGAGCGGAGCATCCACGTACCCTTTGTCCGTAATTTGTTTCAAAGACAGACCAACTTCATCAATCAGTCCATTGTGCTTAACTTTAACTAATTGACCATGTGAATCCATAAAAGTCTGCACTTCTTGATATGTTTGAAATGCATCCGATAATCTTTGTGGTTGTCCTGTGTGCAATTTACCTTGTTCATCTGTTGACGTTATTTTATAATCATTTAAAGCCAATATATCACCTACTTTCTGTATAAATAGCCATTGCACCAAATAACCTAAATGGCTCGTTTAACACTGAATTTTCAAATATAAATTGAATCTTATCTATTTTGTTAATCTTAATTTTATCCTTTGCTGTCTGCGGTGTTGTATCAAGAGCATACACAAAATTGTTGTAGTCTATTTCCGAGTAATCGAAGAATGAAAAATCGCTTGTAAATTCGACTATTAATTCCTTTTGATTCTCGTATAAAGCATAGACTTTGCATGAAGCTTTTGCACTTGCCCCAAGCAACAACGAAATATAACTAAAATTCTTTTTAAAGCTAAATTCATTGCCATAAAACATTGGTGTTGTCCAAATAGCCTCTATTGCTGCACCATTATCGCTATAGCTTTCTAATCTTTCAAAGTCGGTATAAAATGCAAATATCTTACCATCTGTTGTTCCAAAATATAGTGTATCGTCTAAGGTCCATATATATCTTGCTGGTATGTTAGTCCAATAATAACCGTCGTATTGTCTATGTGTGTATGATGATTCACTTGCAAAGTGTTGGCTATCAAGGATATACATTTTGTTATTTATGGCTAACATATAATAATCTCTAAATGTCAACGCTACAGCATTTTCAAGATTAAATTCCTCTAATAGTCCGCCGTTTAAGTTTTTGCTTCTTAATGCCGTTATTTTATTACCTATAGTGTCATTTGCAGTTACCGCATAAATACCCTCTTTAGTTAAAAATATAGGCTCATTTCCAAGTATTGAGTGTGCATACTTTGATATACTGCCTAGACCTTGATAATTCATTTGAACAGGAAATATAGGCTCGCCTTTACTGTTTAACTCTCCACTTCTAAGGAATATATTTGCGTTATTTTCTTCGTTATCTTTGTGCGTTGCTAAATAGTTGTCTACAATGGAATAACCTACTATTTTAGCACTATCTTGACCTAAAACAGAGTACCAAATATCGCCCCAATAAGTAGGATTGTTCAACTCACAATAAAAGTCGTAATGTGGTAGAGCGGCATTGCCACTTGCAAATATCCTGTCATATGCTCCGTTAACTCCGTACAAAGTGCAAATATCACATTTATTTATTCTATCCTTATACACTTGATTAGTTTTAGAAGATAGAATTTTAATATTAGGCTCTGGCTTTGCTGGACTTTCTCCAGGAGCAGTAACAAATGTAACTTGCCCTAGTATTATATTAACAGAGTAATGTGTACCTACTGTTAATTTTTCAAATACACCGCTTGAATTCATTTTCCAAACTTCGTCTATACTGTCGAGGCCGGCACTTGCCAATTGATATACAGTAGCCGTAGTTGTCCCGCTGAATGTTTCCCATCTTTTAGGTTGAAGTAAGTTAATAGGTTCGTATGCTGCTCCACCACCTGTAGGAGTTTTAGCAATTAAAACAGTTGGAATGTATGCAACACTTTCAACCGTAACTATATTTGTTCCGTCGTATTGAAGAAGTTTTAATCCGTCAAATATATAAAGCTTTCCGTTAATCTGTATAGACTTTGATAATTTGTCGTTAGCTGCTGTATAAAGCGATGTGCCGACTTTTTTAGTAGCGTTATTCCAAGAATAAATATTTACACCTATATGAATTATGTATTTGTTTTCTGTGGCCGTAACTAGAGTATGAAATCCGTTTACATTGCCTGCCTTGGTATCTAATAAATGATATCCCATACGCTTTCTAGGTTTTCCTAGTGTATCTCTTATCATGTTTACACAATTAGGTGAATAGTTTGGGTGGACATTTGAATCATCATTTGTCATATCGCAACCGTAAAAGTTGTCTAGTTTAAATTTGTATTGTGTTGGCGCTGCACTTCTTCGCCTTGGTGTTGATTTATACATGCTTCACCCCCTAGAATAATCTAACCCCTGTTACAATTCTTACAGTAGGTCCATTGTCGGTATTAATATTAGACATAATGGAATCAAACTCACTCATGTATTTGTCGTAAGGTCTTTGGTCGTCCTCTTTTATTACCATTTGTGCAACTATATAATATGGCACTGCTTGGCATGCGTCCTCGTCTAATTCTAAGTTAGTCAGATTCTTATCATCTGTTGATAATATTGTTGTTGGATATGCCTTATACTCAAGAGTATAATTCCCCTCTAAATTGCCATTTAAAGCGATTTTATTTGGCATTAGATATAAATACTCAATGTTGTTTAAATTATCATCATATACCCTATTTATTTGATACAAATTGTTTGGTAAATCAAATTTATCATATGCGTTATTGCTAGTTGCCTTAGTTATTGTAAAAGTTTTTACTATAGGCTTGGTTTGTGCTATTCTCTTTTGTGCTATGTCTAAGTAGTCGTAAAACTTTGCAAGATATTCTGTTCTTGAAGTCTTGTTTACTTTCATTTCATCTAACAACATTACTACTTTGTTTTCACAACTCGTTACATTCATTTTCTCACCCACTTAAAGAAATAAGGGAGGTGTTACCCTCCCATTAGATTAAGGCAATAAAATAGCACCAACTTGTATGTCTGTGGTGCTTCCTAAAATTATTACTTTGCCTTTGTTTACTCCTGTTACATTCTTAAACTTGCCACTCTCCAAAGAATAAGCGAATGTTTTACCTGCCGCAATGGTTACTGCATAATCTGCTACGCCTTGAATACTATCGCCTTTCTTTATTGTAGCTGTTTGTGCTGCTGCTCCATTGTTTTTAATTAAAACAACTATCTTGCTATCTTGCCCTTTGAAGTCTACAACCGCGCCGTCTGCTGGTGCTGTTATAGCTGTTAAAGTTACCTCTCCGCCATTTTCGTTTTGTCCTACTACTGTAGGTATTACATTGATAACTGCCATATTATATCCTCCTCAAATTAAGCTGTGTACTTAGCATTAAGTACTATCATTTCTTTTGGTCTTACTATTTTAGCATCGAATAATACGAAACCTTTTACTGCATCTGAGAAACCTTTTTCTGGTCTGTATGCTTCTGTATGTGTCATAGGATTTACGAAAGCTACCGCATTGTCTGTTCTAATCATAATCTTATCTTCTGCCCCGTTAGAAGTTGTTGCTATATTATTAGACATTTTTATGATTGCATTGCCGTATTTACCCACTTGACCGTTTTCTAATATTTTAGAGTTGTTTGTATCTAGTGCTGTGTAGGCTTGTTTCAGTATCATATAAAATCTTGGCGATACTGTTATAGTTATTTTGCTGTTTTGTCTTACATTTTTCTCATATAACATTCGTAAACACTTGTCTAATTCTGCAAGTACGTTTGATGTAGTAATTTCAACAGCGTTCACGGAATGTTTAATTGCATCAGAAGCTTTTGCATAATCTGCTATGTACTTATCCATTTCATCAGCTAACCCTTGAGACGTTTCTTTGCTTAATGCTTCCATAACTCCGCCAACTGCCTGTCTCTTGTCTATGTCGTCAATCTTATAATTGAATAAAGCTATTTGTTTAACAGGCATTGTGATTGATGTGTCCTCTACTGTTTCAGGATCACTTAAAATTATATTCTTGTCTGTAGTCCTAGTGATAGTAGGTTTTCCAACTCCTAAAATCCTTACACTATCACCTAATTGTTTTACTTCTCCCTCGTATTTTCTGTTACAGTTTTCAGCAAATACAAACTCTTTTTCTAGTTCTCTATTTATTGCTTCCGCCCATACGGTTGGTATAAAATTTTGATATGACATGTTCTTATCTCTCCTTTACTTTTTCCAAGTTTTCATTGATTTTTGTATTTTTTCAAAGTTTTTACTTACTTCTACAGATGACATTTGTCTTACTTCATCAGCTGTGTATGTTTCTTTTTCTTGCACTGTTTGACTATTGACTGCCCCAGTTGCTTGTGGCTTTGGTATTTCTGTTCGTGCTTTTCTAGCTTGAATTACTTCATAAGCCATTACTTCATCTACATTGGCGCTTATAAGGTCTATAAACTCTTGCCCTAAGTCTGTTATTGACTTGATATTTGCTTCGGGGTGCGCTTTGTTTATCTTCTCTATGCCTTTTTCAACCATAGATTGCATTGCTATATTTCTGTAATGCTCTAGTTCTTGTTGCGTCTGTAATTCCCTTGCTGTCTGTTGTTCCTGTGCTTTTCTTTCTGCTCTAACTTGTTCTATAGGTTTTTGCGTTTGCTGTGCTTCGAGTATGTCCGCTATTTCTTGTGGAGAGCCTTTATAACCAAATCCCTCTAATGCTTGTAAAAGTCTTTGATTTTCTGATTCGGCCTTTCGTCTAGCAGCCGCGAATCTTGCATTATCCTCTTTTGATTGCACAGGTTTTTCTACTTCCATTTGAGGATTAGCGACTTCCTCTGCAACTTGTTCTGTTGCAACTTCGCTAGTTTCTGGTGTAGTGTCTTGAGCTGTAGCGACTTGCTCCGATACGTTACTATCCACTTCATCAGCAAATAACTGTAATTTAAGTGGCAATATAAATTTGTGTTCCATCTGTTCCTCCTTGATTTTTCCGCTATTCAATGCGATTTTTAGGTATAAAAAAAGCACCTTTTGCAGTGCTTTGATAACTATTTGGTTCAAGCAACCATGAAAAATATTTTCCATAGATGAGGGTGCTTTTTTATTTGTTCTTTTAAAGTATTTAAAACAACTTCATTAACATTTTTGGTACTTCCACAATCGGTTACATATCCATTTTCGCTAATTAATAATTTCCGTATTTCTTTTGCAAATTTGTCGTTATCCATATTTTCCTCTCTTATTTTAATATTTAACCTCTATAACAGGGTTATTTGGCTCTAAAAAGTCATGCCTTAACTCGCCTATTTCTTTTTGATAGTCTAGGCAATTTGGATTGTTACAAGCTAATACTTGTACCATATAAGGCTTACCCTCTATCTTTTGTGGTGTTGCTTTTGTTATTATAGGCTCTACATTACATTTGTTGCATTGCATTTGGCATACCTCCTTGTGGAATCATAGGTTGTTGTGGTAATTGTGGTTGTTCTGGAACTCTTTTCTCTAATATAGCCTTCAATCTTCCTTTTGGTACACTTGAATTATCGTCTAACAACTCAACGTATTCTTCTAAAGTAATATGCTTTTGCGAAAATAAGTTATCTAATGCTTGTTGCTGCGCATACTTACTAAATGGGTTATTTGGTGCAACATCTATTTTGATATTTACTTTCATTTGCTGCAATATTTCTGTAGGTATAGTAGCTATTGTTTCGTATTCTTCTTGTGATAGAGGGTCAACTTCTGTGATTGGTACTTCTATACCTTGTGGATTATAAGCAATCCACATATAATACCAAATTAAAGCAATATCTTCTATAAACTGTTTAAACGTTGCCTTTTGTTCGTTTAGTGGTATTGCTGATTGGTCTTGTACTGCAATAATAGCTGTTCCACTTGCTTTAGTTGGGTCAATGTTGCCGAGAGCACTATCTCCAGAGCCTACTAAATCTCTTGTAACCTGTACCAACTCGTCACCAAACTGTTTTGCGTCTGAACTTAGTTGTCGTGGGTTTAAATAGTCTATAATCTCATTAACTTTAAATGGAGCGTTTTTACTTATCTCTATTTGTGCGCCGGCCACATCTAAATTGTCAGCATTTGTTATGTAGTTAGAGTTATAAACTAGCTTAGGAAAAGCACATTGCTGTATTGCTTGTTCTCTCCTTGCTAAGTTTTTATTAATAGAAACTTGATTAGGTATTAACTGTTCCACTTCTCCAAGTCCTCTAGCACTACCCTTTTTCTTTTGCCATATAAAATTGGCGATAGGGTATATTTTTAATGCAACACTTCTTGGATTGGCTTCATCTTTATTTTGACTGAATATTCTTGTTTTTGGTTGATATTCAACAGTTTTCGTACTTCGTGTCACAGTTACGACACCGTCTTTATCTTTCGTTAACATTAACAAACAAGAACATTTACCGTCTGTTTTGCTATCAACTTCTTTTCTTGCTTCTTCTGTGAGATTATCTGTATCATCATCGGGGACTATATTGTCTATATCTTTCTTGGGTATCTTATTTTGCGCAGCTTCTTCCTTTACATCGCTTGCATTCCTGCGCTCATAAATAATAATAAACTTTTGTTTTTGTATATCTGGCTCTTGTTCATCTGCGAGAAATACGTTAATGTTGTCTATTATTTGTGCATTTAAATCACCGTCATAGAAGTAGATATAAGAATCGCCTACTATACAGCTATCTTTTACTACTTCCCAACACTTAATGTCCATTTTATGTAGTTCCCATTGTTGTTTTGCAAAGTCATTTAAAACATCGCAAATTTTTTGATGTTCAACTTCGGATAACCCACTCATTGGACTAAATGTTATTGTCATTTCTTGCTGTGCCACTGTTGCAACTTTATATTCAACCGTCGGTTGTATGATGTTAAGGAATGGCAATTCATCTTCTTTAACATGTGCTATACCTCGCCATTGTCTGCTATTAAAGAAGTTATGACACCTTTCACTTTTGCTATTGAGATTAACACTATTGTGCTGGTCTTTTATCTTTTCATATTTGCTCCATATATCTGTTACTTTTTCATTGGACACTTAATCACCACCCCACATAATTATTAATTGCGTTCATCTTCTCTTGTCTTTCAACTTCTTCTTTGCTAGGTTTATATTTTTTAGGTATTTTAGGCAATTCTACGTCTGTTTTTATTTCTTCCTTGTTCTCTATCTTTTGCATATCTTGTATGGCTTTACGGTATGCATATAAGACTAATAGAGGGTTTATAATACATAAGGCTATAAGTAATATGTTAATTGTCATTGGCTGTCCTCCCTTTATATCTAATAATGATTAAGCTTGTTTTGGGTCGGTTGATATTCTGTACTGTATTCTGTTTCTTTGTTTTGTTCTTTGAGTTTTCTATTTTCTTCTTCAAGATAATTAACAGCATTAACAAGTTCATTTACTTTATCCGTAAGCATATTACACATTTTAGCTAGTGTTCTTACATCTCCCCTTGTGTCATGGAATATACCTATACCGTCGCTGTTTCCTATTCTATTGGTTAATCTCTTAATCATATTACCCTCACTCTCTCGCCCTTTCCTAGTGGATTAGGCTTTGGTTTTTCAAATTCAAAATTGTAATGTGGTTTTATTGGTTCGTCTTTAGCTAAATAATCTTGTTGTGGTCTAATGATGTGCGCTATTGCTAGCGACATGATTAAATCGTCATGTTCTCCACTCATTGCTTCTGGTCTGCCTTTTTCATTTCTTACGAAAGTCAACATCTCGTTTAAAGTATCTAAGTCATTTATTAACTCTGTATTCTCTCTAACAATCTTTACTAAGTCAGCTAATATAACAGGTCTTGTTGCTGATGTAGTTCTAAATCCATATGTATTTTTAGGTCTTTGTGTAAATGTGTCTATGTCTTTGGTTACATATTGTCTTGGATAGTCCCATCTTGATAAATTCTTAATAGGTGACATTGTAAAGTTGTTTTCAATGCCTATTAAAGCCTTGTTATAGTACATTCCTAAGCAATACATTTGTTCAGCATATAAGTCCTCGTCAAACTGTTGTCTTAACACTGCAACTTGATTTCCTGTAGTGTTATCTAATACTTGACCGATAAAGAAGTCACTTCCCTCTCCTGCTGTGTCTCCGCCTATAACATATGGATAGTTTGGTTTAACATCTTCGTATATCTTGATGTAGCCTTTTTCATCATCTATCCAAGTATAATTGTCTATTTTAACAACAGGCTCGCCGTGGCTGTCTGTAGATACTACTTTTGTGCAAACAAAAAAGCCTCGTTTAATAGGCTCTTTAACTTGATTTATTCTTTCGCTTACTTTCTGCTTATTGAATATTGTATCTCCAAATACTCCCCAGTTTCCTAAGCAGTAAACATCATAATAATATGGATCAGTTTCTTTATAACTTTCTAGTAATTGTTTATAGGCTACATCTAGGAAGTTATTATCTTTATAAGTTGTTTTTAATACTGTTGCATTATCTTTGTTGATATCAAAAAACCGTTTCTTTAACCAATGATTAATGTTAATAGGGTTAAACGATACAACTATTTGAGCTTCTATTCCTTTACCACGCAAACGTACATCTAACTGATTGAAGTCTGATTCTTCAACTTCGCTTGCTTCTTCTACCCATATATCAGTTAATTCTCCATTGCTGAAAGTAACTGATTTAAGTTTCTCAACATCATCTAATCCAGCGAATATTATTTCATGCTTGTTTAATACGCATGTAATTCTCAATTCACTTTGATTTATCTTGAAAAACTTTTCTAGTTTCCATTTATTGATTACTTGCTTAAATAGCGCAAAGGTAGAGTTTTTATTACTTGTTGCCGTATTCCGTATAACAAGTAGATTAAACTTTTTAGCTTTTAGCATTTTAACTATATAGCGTTCTGCTATAAAATAAGATTTACCACTACCAGCACCGCCATATAATACTAAATATCTTGATTTATTATCTATGAGTGGTAAGTATATTTCATTAAATGCTTCTTTGGGTATTTTGAATGTAGTTTCTTTTACTGACATAAAATCATTCCTTATACTTTGTCACAAAATCTTTGCTATGCGCCAAAGTTTTATTTTGCTTTATAAAATAATAAAACGCTAAAATGATTGATATTATCTACATTTCAACGTTAACTTGTGTTTCAACTCGAATATTTGTTTGTGACAGCCCCTTTAAAAGTATCATTATTTTTCAAAAAGTCCACGTTATACGGACAAATTTATTCTATTTCTACTTTTATAATTTCGTTTATCTCTCCACTTAATTCTATGTTTTCGGTGAACAATCTATATCTTTTACCTAATAACTCTGCTGCTTTAGTTCTATCTTGCAATGCTGCGTCTAGTCCAAATTGGTCTTTTTCTTCTCCGCGCATAACTTTGGTTAGATATTGCAATACTTCTTCACCCTTGGCTATGCGTTTATCTTCTAGGGATTTAAAGCGTTCTTCTATATATTGTTTTATTTTAGGGTTATTTAGGGTTTTGTTTGCTTCTACCCCTATAGATTTATAGTTCTTATATCCAGCCTTTTTATAAGCTTCTGTAGCATTTCCAGTCTCTATGTAATAATCACAAAACGCCCTTTGCTTAGGTGTAAGCTTACCCATTGTCTTCACCCACCCTGTATATTTCTATTAACTTAAATAATATTTCCTCTCTCTTAGGCGACATTTTCACCATTAACCTAACATTGTCTATCTTAGTTGGGTCTTTCTTATCATTAGGAAACATCTTGTTGTATTCTTCTACAGTGACAAACTGAAACAACTTGTACATATTACATACTTTATTTATTTTCTTATTAAAGTATTGTTCTTTGTTGAATAGATATGTTTGTCCTTTTAGATTGATAGCCATTATTAACTTATTTATTTTACTTTGTATATTCATTTCAGTTCGCCTACTTTCCATATCTATTCTGTTTAAAACATTCCTTTATACCCTCGTATGCATCGTGAGTAACTATACTCGGTTCGCATTTATCCTTATCCTTGCACTCGCAACCCTCTTGCATACATATATGTACTACTTGGTTATCTTTCCACTTCATATATACTTTTATTTTTGTTATTCCTTTCAATTACTCACCTTCTTTCTTGTATTAAAAAAAGAACCCTGTTTAGAGTTCTTAAGCATATCCTTCGACTAATTTTATTTTGTTTTTTCCATAAATTATTGTTACACTTTTATTGCAATGTGGACATGTTGTATGATTTTTATATTCATTGTCTAAATCTATTCTAAATTTCCATGCTTTTTGACCACATTTACATTTAACTTCCTTAAATTCTGCCATAATATCCTCCCAATATTTTATTTATATTGTACCATAATATTACAAAATAGTAAATAAAAAGACACCTATTTACTAGATGTCTCTTTTGGGGGAATATTTAATTATACTTTTACAATACTATTCTACCACACTTTAACCCTTTAAAACTGTCATTATTTTGTCATTTTATACTCTCCAACCTAAATAACTTCCTATAAGCTCAATTATTTCTTTTTTCCACCTGTAATATGTCTTGCTCCCGACATGTAATTCGTTTATTATGCCTATATCAGTAAGCTTTCTTTCAAAGTATTTTAACCTAACAAGTTTCATTTTTTCTTCTGGCAATATACTCAGTGCTTTTTCTATAGCATTCATTCTTCTTCTAATTTCTATTAGTTCTTTACTAGACGATAGTTTAATAGCCTTACTAGCTGTGCTATCTGATAATTCGCTCTGCACTGCTGCTTCAATAAATGGAGTTGAATCTATTATTTCATCTTCTAGCAATTCGAGCTCGTCCTTAGTCTCGTTATATGTATATAATTCAGCTTCTATTAGCCTTACGTTTGATTTTTCTATTCTATTCAATATGTACCTCCTAACTTTTCCCTTTCTACCGTTTCATAGTAAAATTCAATTGGTTTATCGGTTTCTATGACGATTCCGTGCTTGACAGCTAGTTTGTAAATAAATACCTTACTGAGTCTTTCTTTTAATTTGCCTAATTCTCCTCTAAATCTTTCTAAATCATATGTATCTTTATAATAATTGCATGCTCTGCATGATGGATTTAATTTATCTATGTCTAAATTGTCACCGTGGAAATTAAAACATTTTATATGGTCTACTTGCATATCCTTAATTTCTAACTTACACCCGCAATATGCACAATGTTTATTGAATTTATAATAAACTTGCTCTCTTAGTTTTTTAGAAATTGGTTTTCTCTTTGTTTCTTCCATATGCCCTCCTAACTTATCTCTAACTTTATATTATTACTCTTGCACCAGTCCTCGAAGTCCTGCATTGTTACATAATTATCATCCAAGCATTCAAGCTGTTTCATATATTCAACACAGAATTTTTCTGCCTGTTCTGGTGTAAAGTAGAATTTGTCTATAAGTATCATGATAATCATGTAATATAAGCTCGTTGCTGTGTCTTTTATAGTTTGACTTCTTACTTCTTTAAGCTTAGGCTCTATGTGCATATTAATTCTTTTATTTAAGTCTTTTTTAGATTTAAATACTATTGGTTTTTCTTTCATATTCACCTCTAAATTTTAGTTTAGTTGAATTACACACTCATTTAATATTTTTTCTGTTAATATATTTTTATTTTGTTTAGCTAATTCATGTAATTTTTTAAGGTCAAATTCTTCCTTTTGAAATTTAAATTGTATCCACTCTGGTTCATATTCTCTCCAATCAAGCCATGTTTTAGGTTCATTATTATTTAAAACTTTCTTAATCATTTCTAACAATCTTTCACCAGCCTGTTTAGATTTAACAAAACCAGATAAATCATAGCCTATTCCTCTTGAAGTCCAAAATTCTCCCTCACCTTCGGGTCTTATATCTGGGTAAATAAATTTATGTCCTTTTATTGCTTTTCTAGGATGATTTATTATTATTGGTGTCAACATTATGTCTTTACCATTACTATCCTTATCACCTGAACTGTAGGACATTGTTATATTTTCTTGTTTTGTTTCTTCATGTACTATAAAGAAATGAGTATCACATTCCCTACATGTCAATCCGCCACAATTACTTATATAACAACTATCCGATATTGATGTTGTACATCCGCAAACTGGACATCCATGTATTTTATATTCATCTTGTTTTAATGCTATATTTAAATATGCTTTTTTCATAATATCCTCCGTTAAATTTTAATTTACCTAACTAGTAAGTATTAGTTACTAGTTATACTATTCTTTGAAAGGAGTAAGAGCTCTTATATGCGCGCGCAACTCCATCTCCTTTCTGTTAGTTTTTATCCTATTTTATGGTTATAATCTTCAAATTTGTTGCAAGTTCTAAAGATTATTTTATTGTTAACCCATCTTTGCAAATATCTTGTTTCTATTGGTGCATTATATTTGTCGTAAATCATTATGTAAGGGTCGTAACCCAATTCTTTTAGTTTATAAATTCTCTCCAAGTCTTGCTCGTGTGTAGTGTTAAAATTAGTCAGAACATATACTCTTAATCTCCTAAAATCAAACTTTAACATTGGTCTGAACTCATTTAATTTTTCATATGTACTAAACTCATAATTATCCCATGCGAAGTGTAGCATCTTAATTTTTAATTGATTTATCATATAAGCTTTTTCTTCTGTCATGAGTCTAATGTCTATGCCTTGCGTAAAGTCTACCCATGCATTACTATCTATAAGTTGTTGCATTAGTTCTTTCCACTCACTACAAGCAATCAAGTTTGGGTCCAATAACTTAATTTCCTTTTGCCCTTTCCAAAACTCTCCTAAATCAGCTACTTTAACTGTCTTTTGACCCTCTTTGTCTTTAACTATGCAAAATTCACAACCTCTAGGGCAACCCCTTGTTAAATATCCATACGCCGTATTTTTAATGTTATATAGTTCATAGTCTGGATATTGATGTTCTATCTCACAAGGTAATTTATTTTGTAAATCATATCCAGTTCCGCCTTTTATAACTTCATCAGCTTGGATTATGTAATTAATGTCTTTTGTAAAGGTAAACACTTTAGACATATAAACCTTGTCATAGTGTTCTAGTCCATTCCAAAATTCAACTTGGTCGCCCGAAGATTTATGATATGCAGATATTTTCATTAGTGCCAGATTAGGAAAGTTGTGTCCGTCAACATCTATCAAGCCTATTTTCAATTCATCACCTCTCCTTTATTGAGATATGTTTAAAATCATATCAAATATATTCATTTGCTCAGTTTGTTCATCTTCTTCGTCGTCTTCATCATCTACAACACATCCGAATCGTGTATATAGACTTTCGTCGTTAGTCCAAAATGTCCTGCCATTCTTACTACATCCATATGATACTTTGTCTTTATATGTATGTTTTTCATCACGTTTAAAGTGTTGGCAATTTGTACAAACCATAGCTTAGAATGGTATAATATCTTCCGAATCTACTGGCTGAAATATATCATTATCATCATTCGGGAAGTCATCAAAGAAGTTACTATCGTTATTAGCTTGCTTTCCTTGTTCCTTACCCCCTAAAAACTCAACTCTATTTGCAATTATATCTGTTGTATATACTTTCTTACCGTCTTTTTTATCTTCGTATGAACCTGTGTTAATTCTGCCACTCACCGCGCACATAGAACCTTTATTTAGATACTGTGCTGCATTCTCTGCTTGCTTACCAAATACTGATACCTTTATAAAATCTGCAGTTGGTTTCCCTTGATTAATAGTTTCTTGTTTCTTATCTCCAAATAATTCTTTATCTACTGCTAGGACTATCTTTGCTACTGCTAATCCACTTGGCATAAATTTTAAATCTATTTCTTTGGCACATCTGCCTA